CTAGCTTAGATGGCACTGAACCCCAAACCTTGAAGCCTCGGTCATCTTGAACCAACATCTTGAGAGTTGACCCGTACATGGATTCCTGCCATTTAGTGGTAAGAACGATACCGCTGATCTCAACTTTACCTGTTGGGCATGATTCGGCATTGGCGCGGATAGCGGCTTGCTCTGCTTCTCTAGCTTCTTGAGCCACACGGCGTGGAGCCATGATGAAGTCCTCAACCAACTTAGCAGCTTCAGAACATTTGCTGGCAACATAAACGTGGCAAACCAAATCACCGCGAGCCTCAAACACCTTGCCGGGCTTGATCATTAAAACGCCCTCTAAGGATTTGGCAAGCTGGTCTGCCATATCAGCCTCAACGTAATTTATACGAAGAACAGGGCCGCCAAATGCAGCTTCAAAACGGTTTCCGTCAAACAAAGGGGCTTTCTTAGACTCAGGCAGGAACTCACCACCCATGAATGTGGCTTCCCACTCTTTAACCTCAAAGCCGTCAGAGTCATACCAGTACCAGACCCATACATAACCGTCATGTGGCGCGTGTAGCTTGCCACTTTTCCCCTCTGTAGGCTCTGCACCGTTGGACTCGATTAGGTTTGCCAACCGTGTTGCGCGTCCCTTAGCGGCAGCGGCAACTCGCGCATTGTGCGCTTCCATCTTTTCAGATACCGCTTTTACTAAATCCTGCATATCTATCTCCCTACGGGCCGCTATGCGGCACTTGAATATTTAAGAGCGTGGCGTTTAGCTTCTTTTAACGTGTCAAAGTAGCCGTGACCTGTTTCGAAGTAGCCGTGACCCTCTGGCAGTAAACTTACTTCCCAGCCCGCTGGAACTTTAGTAAAGCGAGCTAAGCTGAAAGCAACGCCGTTGAGGTTGCCATCCACTTTAGCCTCAACGCCTCTGCGCGCTCCGTGCTCAAACTTAGAAAAAGTAAACTGCTTCATGTGAGCTTTGTCGGCTTCGATTCGAGCAGTAACTTCAGCAATGAGTTGGTTTATGTGCTCAAACTTGGAAAAAGTAAACTTCTTGGCTTCTTGTTTTTGGTTAGTCATTTTGTCGTCCCTATTGCGTTGTTGTTGAAGCCACTTTAAAACAAAGTTTTCATAGGTTCAAGGGGTGAAGTGAAATTAATTTATGTTTTTTTTCATAGGTGGTGTAAAATAAACACTTGCTATCCGTAAACTATTTTGGTATTTGACGACACATGGCAGACAATAGACACAGACTAGAAAAGAAAGACCAAGCTAGGCACTTCCCGAATTGGGATCATGGCGGCAAGGGTGACAAGCAAAGAACCCCCGGACGATTGAATAACAATACTCCTGCATACCAAGATGGGTGGGAGAGAATCTTTGGGGGTAAACGTGGCGAAGACTAGAGCGCAAGAGAATAGAGCGATAAGACAAGAGGCTCTAAGAGAGCAGTTAGCGGGGCAGGGTCATGTCCAGCATGTCGTTGATATTGCAACAAAACTTTGTGATCTGGATAGTCACTTAGACCATTTAGCGGTAACTAGGTTAAAGAGTGCTGCTGACATCAAGATGAAACTTATCGGTAAGTACATCGGTGACGTTAAAGCAGTAGAGATAACAGGCGAGGGTGGTGAAGCATTAACTATCAACGTACAGTCATTCAAAGATGCCTAGCATATCTATCCCCAATGAGTGGGCACCACGCCCACATCAGCTAGGACTGTTCAAAGCCTATGACTCAGGGACCAAAAGGTTCTGTGTTGTGTGGCATAGACGGGCAGGTAAAGACAGCACGGTACTAAACTTATCGGCTAAAGCTATGCTGGAGAGGGTGGGCACATACTGGCATCTATTCCCATATCAAACACAAGCACGCAAGGCTATATGGAACGGCATAGATTCCAAGGGCCGTAAGATCCTAGACCAAGTATTCCCCCATGAGATCCGCAAGCGTACATCTTCACAAGAGATGCTCATTGAGTTGGTGAACGGCAGCACGTGGCAGCTAGCGGGGTCAGATAACTATGATTCCTTGGTAGGTAGTAACCCAGTGGGAGTGGTGTTCAGTGAGTGGAGCCTGTGCGACCCTAATGCGTGGGCATACATCAGACCGATACTTGCAGAGAATGATGGGTGGGCTTCGTTCATCTACACGCCACGAGGTAAGAATCACGGTTGGTCACTGTACAACATGGCCCGGAAGAACAAGGACTGGTACTGCGAGAACCTTACCGTTAATGACACACGGAGAGAGGATGGGCTGCCGGTCATAAGCAATGACATCATCGAGCAGGAACGTGAAGAGGGCATGGAAGAAGCCCTAATACAGCAAGAGTTCTATGGATCGTTTGAGTCACAGATAGCAGGGGCATACTACGCCGACCAAATATCAGCAGCTAAGGACCAAGGGCGAATCGGTAGGCTACCTGTAGAGCCCTCACTCCCTATACACACTGCATGGGACTTAGGTATAGCTGATGCTATGAGCATCTGGCTGTTCCAAAGCATGGGCAAAGAGATACGGCTAGTGCATTACTATGAAGCTACAGGCAAGGGCATGGAACATTACATCCAATACCTCAACCAATGGGCTAACACTAATGGCGTAGGACTTGGCACACACCTAGCGCCACACGATATCGAGGTGAGAGAGCTAACATCAGGGCGATCTAGGAAGGATGTGGCTAGAGAGATGGGCATATCATTCCGTACCGTACAGCGGCCTAGAGTGAAGGCTGAGGGCATACAAGCAGTAAGGCGCATGTTCCCTAGATTCTGGATAGATGACGTTAGGGCAGAGCAGGGTTACAACTGTGTAGCTTCATATCGACGTGAATGGGATGAGAAGGCTGGTCGGTTCAGGGACAACCCGGTACATGACTGGGCATCTCATGGCGCTGATGCCTTGCAGACTCTCGCACTAGGATGGAGAGAGAGTATGTCACCTATGGGGCAGCGTAAACCACAGATGGCTAAGGTAAGCTTTGATGTCTTCGGGTGAATACTTGTACGCAGTGTTCACGCCCAATCGAGATCATTGGTGGACTAGGTTTATGCACCCTGAGTACCAGCACTGCTATCTAATCAAGGCAGACAATGGTAGGTGGATCGTGTACGGCAAGTGCATGGATGGGTTAGAGCTAGAGACTATCGACGATTTCAGCATACCTAGTCTTGGTATGGTCGTCGTTAAGGCTAAGGCTGACGATAGTACAAGAGGGTTATTAATGTTCAACACATGTGTGGGGCATATCAAACAGGCGTTAGGGATACGGAACCCGTTTATACTCACGCCATATCAACTATACAAACACTTGAGAAAGTTATGAAAAAGATGAAGAAAATGGCGAAGACAGTATCCGGTGGTGCATTGCTAGCAAAGCAGGCTAAAGGATTGAAAGGAGCAGCGACATCTTCCAGCATGGCTGCTGGCATGGATAAGCAAATTAAAACTGCCAAGAGTGCTGGCCCCGCTACACAAACAGGTGGTGCCGCAGCAACGAAGAAGCAAACAAAGTCATTGTTGATGAGATAGGAGAGATCACATGGGATTTATGAAGAAGCCAAAGAAGCAAGAGCCAACAGCACAAGAGGTCGCTATAACACAACGACAAGAGCGTGCATTAGATGAAGAGATAGGCGAGAACGAGCAGCGACTACGCGCACAACGGCGTGGACAGCTAGGCAATCGCTCACTGTTGGCCGGTGCTCCCGGTAGTAGATCTGCTGCTGCATCCGGCATGGGTCGTGGCAAAGCTGCTGCTACCTCAATGCCAAAAGCTGGAGCCTATTCACGAGCAAGCATCTTGCAGGGGATTAATGTCAGGGGTATTGGGGGTGGCATGTGAAGGCACCTAAATACCTTGGCTCAGTCAATGACATGAAGACGAGGGAGAAGAGGGCGTTTGATACTCAGGCAATGTGGCATGACCAACTGTCTGACGTATACGAATACTTCTTACCTCAGCGTAACTTGTTTGAGACTGAGAACACCGGGCAGAAGAAGATGGACCGCATCTTTGATAGCACCTCTCTCACCTCTATTCAGCAAGCAGCAAGTAAGCTGCAAGAGAACATAGCTCCTATCCAAGCGCGTTGGGCTGCATTCCAGCCTAGCAATGAAGTGCTTGAGCTACTGAAGACGGGCGAGTTTGGCGTTACTGAAGAGCAGATCCGCGAGAACCTAGACAAACAGGGCGAGACAGTCTTTGACTACATCAACCGTAGCAACTTTGGCACGCAGTTCTATGAGGCCGCGCTAGATCTATTGATCGGCACAGCTACATTGCGTATTGATGAGACTGACGACGAGATGAACCCTGTTGTATTCCACTGTATACCGCAGAAAGGCATAGCGTTTGAGGAAGGTCCGTTCGGTAACATCGAGACGCACTGGCGTAGGTTCAATGTGAAGGCTCGTTTGCTTGAGCGCATGTGGCGAGGCATTGAGGTATCACAAACTATTCGTAGTCTTATTGATAACTCTCCAGACTCAGATGTATCAGTGAGTGAGGGTGTGGTCTTTGAGCCTAAAGCCAAGAAGTATTACGGCTGTCTATGGGTGAACAACGAAGACAGTTTCTCATGGGTTGAGGATTTCGGTGAGACGTCGCCTTGGGTCACTGGCAGATACACTAAGGTAGCCGGTGAAGTGCGTGGTCGTGGTCCTGCTATGCAGTGTTTGCCTGATGTGCGCAGTCTGAACAAGGCCAAAGAGTTTGTATTGCAGAAGGCGGCTATTGATCTTGCCGGGATGTATACAGCCACAGATGATGGCGTGACTAACCCGTATAACCTGACTATTGCACCGGGCGTTGTGATCCCTGTTGGATCTAATAACACCAGCAACCCGTCAATCATGCGGCTAGATACCGGCACCAGCTTAGGGCTTGCACAGTTTGAGATAACTGAGCTACAAAACTCTATCAAGTTAGCTTTGTTCAATGACCTACGCGACCCTGCTGGTCCTGTCAGGACTGCGACCGAGATAGCCATAGAGAGTAGAGAGCTAGCCAAGCGTATTGGCTCCGCATTCGGACGGCTACAAACTGAGGTACTGATACCTATCCTGAAAAGGGTGGTGGCTATCCTGACTAGACGCGGACTAATCATGCCTATCCAGCTAGATGGTAGAGATGTAGATGTCAAGTTCACCTCTCCCCTTGCTAGAGCGCAGGATGGTGAGGATCTACTGTCACTACAGCAAGCTATACAGTTCGTTGCCAACAATGCTGGGCCTGATTTGATAGCTACCTCATTCAAGATTGAGGACTTTGGTAGTTATGTTGCAAAGAAGACCGGTATGGCTGCTGAGTTAGTACGCAGTGACGCAGAAAAGCAGCAAGCTATACAAGCTGGCGCTGAAGCATCGGCAGCACAGCAACAGATGCCCCAACAACCGCCTAATTTACAGGCTGTTGAATGAGTTGGGAGGATGTAGAAGGTAGAAATGAGGACGCTCACAAGGCTTCTGCGGAGGCCAGAGAGCGTTACTCTGAATTAGCTAAGGCATATAGCCGGTGCTTTTCTACTGAAGATGGGCAGAGGGTGGTAGAAGATCTGACAAGGAAGTTCTTGCTAGAGAATTCTACTGACCTTGGCGCTAGAAACGTCGAGTATGAGGCTGCGTATCACAATGGTGAAGCAGGTGTTATTCGTATGATCATTCACTATGTGCAACAAGCAGAGACGGTATGAGCGAAGTAGAACAGATAGAGGAAGTGGTAGAGGTTGAGGAGGTTAAGCCTAAGAAGCGGGTGGTTAAGAGCAAGATCAATGTGATCTGTGATGAACATGAGTACCTCAAGTCAATTAAGTTTGATATGGAGTGGCTCCAGAAGCTAGGCACGCAGTACGGGTTCGATGAATTCCAGTACCTCCACAAGTTCAGAGCATTTCGTTGCTTCAAGTCTAATCAGCATCTTGATTGGATAGACGTAAACGACGCTGCTTTGTTAAACGGTGCAAGACGGCTAGACAAGATCCTGTTAAAGCACCAACCATTAAGCCCTAAGCGGGCAGTAATTAATTATCCTTGGAGATAAGAATGTCAGAGGCCGTAGAAAACGACACCCTTGAAAGTACCCCAGCAGAATCATTGATTGATGCAGCAGAACCCACCCTCTCAAGTGGGGAGTACTTCTTAACGGAAGGTATTAAGGGATCTGGTGACACCCCTGAGTGGTACAAGGCAGACAAGTACAAGTCAGTAGCTGACCAAGCTAAGGCATACACAGATTTAGAGAAGATGTTTGGCGGATTTACTGGCGCACCCAAAGAAGGCTATGCAATGCCAGAGGGAGTAGATCAGGGCGATGAACTAATGGAAGCCCTACAGGGGTTTGCTGAAAAGACCAACATGAATCAGGACTCATTTAATGATGCTTGGGATCTATTGCTAGCACAGAGTGATGCGGTAGAGGAGGTATCTGCTGAGACTGAGATTGCAAAGCTAGGTGATAACGCGACTGACAGGGTAAAGACTGTAGAACAGTTCATGAAGAACAACCTAGACAACGAAACCTATGAGAAGGTGCGGTTTAGTGTTAACAGTGCGGAGTCTATCGAGTTGGTAGAGGCTTTGATTGGTGCCACTGCGCCAGCCAAGTTGCCTATTGATGGACACATTGAGCCGGGTGGACTGACATGGGGTGACATTGAGGTTGAGATGTTCCGCAAGGATGACAACGGCAACCTATTAAGGTCAGTAGATAGCAAGCATGAGGCCAAAATTCAACGCATGATGAAGGATTTTGGTGGCGATAAGCCCTATTCGCAAACAATTGGCTAACATTTAGCTATAAATAGTATTGACATCTTGGAAAGTGTGGTATCTTAGCTTGGTCGGATACCCCTTCTGGGCCTGACAGATCAAGGGTTAAAGACTGACCGATCTGTCGGGTACTCAGTTTAAGCCTTATAAGTGAGTGGCAATAACGCCACGTTAATTAATTTTGACAACTTAAAGGATTAATAAAATGTCAAAGAATCTATCCGCTGTTGCGGTTACCGAGTTTGACAGTATGGTCAAGCATGCCTACCAAGGCATGGGCTTACTGAAGAATTCCGTAACATTACGCAATAATGTAGTAGGTGATACCTACAAATTCCGCCGTATGGGCAAGGGTCTTGCTAACCAGAAGTCTACTTCTGATCTAGTAACTCCTATGGACGTTGGTCACGAGTTCAAGACTGCAACTCTGTCAAACTGGAACGCTCCAGAATATACCGACATCTTTGATGCTGCTGATGTTAACTTCGATGAGAAGCAAGAGCTTGCAATGACCATTGCTGGTGCCTTGGGCCGTCGCTGTGACCAGTTAGTTATCGACGCTATGGACGGATCAACCCCTCTCACTACTGCTATCCCACAGGGTGGTACTAACCTGACAATGGCTAAGGTCATTGATGCACAGGTTGCACTACGCGATCAGGGTGTGCCAAACACTGAGCTGTTTGCTGCTATTGAGAGTCAAGGTTTGGGCGGTTTGTTGAACGACGAGAAGGCTACAAATGCTGATTACCAAAATATCAAGGCTTTGGTATCTGGTGAGATCAATACTCTTGTAGGTTTCCAGTTCGTTATCATCGAGACTCGCACCGAAGGTGGCTTGGCACTAGCTGGCAATATCGTTGACTCTTGGTTCTTCCAGCGTCCTGCTGTTGGCCTAGCCATCGGTATCGACATGAAGACCGAAATCAACTGGATTGCTGAACGTACCTCTTGGTTGACAAACGGTATGTTAAAAGCTGGCTCTGTCGTTCGTGACGAGGGTGGTCTGGTTAAAGTTCAATACGACAAGACTGCATAAAGGAGAAAGATATGGCTTTTGCAAGAGATGGTTTATGCCGCGTTGGTGGCTCAGGTACAGGTGGAAGCACTTGGCAGTACACGTCTACTGACGCTAAGACGGTCGTTGATAACGCGGATTATTTCCTAGCGGCTATCAATGAATTGTCTATCGGTGATTTGATTATCTGCAAAGATACCACCACCGCTACAGCACCTGTAGTTACAATTACTTACATTAAGACTCAAACAGCTACCAGCATTACTGCTGCTGCTGGAACGACGATTACAGCGTAAGTTATGTAGTAAGAGGTCTGGGGGGTCCGCCCCCCTTTCCTTTTTTTTGAGGGAAAGATATGGCGAGTAAGATCGACCTAGTAAGTAATGCGTTAATCCTCATTGGTGATTCGCCTATCAACACGCTAGATGGAAACACTCGCGCCCAGCAAGTGGGATCTAACCTCTATGACAACATTGTCAAGTTTGAAATTACCAAGCATCGGTGGGGGTTTGCCCGCAAGAAGGCGCAACTATCCTTAACAACTGATGTCCCTGCGGACCCAGAGTGGCAGTCTATTTATCAGATGCCGTCTGACCTATTGGTCCTGATTAAGTTATACCCAAACACAAATTACCAAGTATATGGCGACAAGGTTTACACCAACGGTAAAGCTGCCATGTACTGCGACTATATTTATGACGTACCTGAGAGCGAGTGGCCTGTCTACTTCGCTAAGATGATTGAGTACGCACTAGCTAAGGACTTCGCTACAAGCGTTAGAGACAGTTCGGCAGCTAGGGGAGAGATGTCTGCGGAATACTTGAATGCGTCCCGTATGGCGCGCTTCACGGACTCTCAGCAGCACCCACAGACTAGGATACAAAGTAACCCCTTCACAAACGTTAGGTATTAGTTTTGGCTAAGACAAGATTCATACAATCTAGCTTTGTGAGTGGTGAGCTAAGCCCTTTGTTGAAGGGCCGCATTGACCTGACTCAGTATTATCAGGGCGTGCAGACTGCCAAGAATCTAGTGATTGTCCCTCAAGGTGGCATGAAACGCCGTCCGGGTACTGAGTACATCCAGACTGTTATCAACACCCTCACTCGTAATACTACGGTGCCAACTGTACCTAATGGCGGTACGGCTGCTAACGTAAACGATGACAATGATTTAAGCGTCAGCACCACTACAAACAACATATCTACTACTAACCCGTATGTGGTATGTAGATTTGATCTAGGATCAGCTAAGGCTGTTGAATTCTTAGATGTTAGAAATGTATTTCTGTCTGCTGGTACGTCTAGTGAGTTCAAGATCCAGTATTCCACGGACGATGCTACCTATGTTGATGCGGCTACTGTCCCATTGTTGGGTATTTCCTCGCAGAGTTTCCGGTTATTCGTAGGCAAGACTGCTAGATACTGGCGGCTGGCTAGGATTGGTGCTACTGATCTAGGAACCGCTAAGATTACAGTAGGTACTGTTGCGCCTATAGAGCAAACTGCTACTGCATCTAACTTTAAGATGCTAGATTTTAGCGTTGAAGATGACCGGCACTACCTTTTAGTCCTGACCGAGAACAATATTCGTGTATTTCGTACACCTAATACTCATGTAGCGGACATAAAGACCACTATCTCGTCCGTGAATGTAGGCAATATTCGTGATACGCAGGTTGAGAACGTGATGTTGTTGTTCCAAGAGGACACAATACCGCAGCGGTTAATCAATCTAGGCACCGATACAGACTGGTTTATAGATAACGTACCGTTTAGTAACGTGCCTCAGTACGACTTTGATGACTCACTAAGCCCCACTCCCGTCAATGATGTGCAGGTTATGACTTTAAGTCATGCTCACTTTGTCCCCGGCGATAAATTCCAGATCGACATAGAGGGTGTGGCATCTAAGAATATTACCTTTGCCGGTGACGGTTCCGCAGATGAAATTGCGTCTACTGTATTTAACATCCAGCGTAATATCCAAGAGATGCCCGTTATGGGTGAAACTGGAGTGAGTGTTGCGCGTACTGGATCGCATGCTTACACCATTACTGTGGGTGGGGAGTCTGCTAAAGACTTTGAATTGTACTCGGCCTTTGCTACTACCGGCACCGCAACCAAGACTATAACCTTTACCAAGTCTGCTAATGGCTCTCCTCGTCGAGAAGATGTCTGGTCTGCTAACAGAGGCTACCCAAAGACTGCATGTTTCTATGAAGGACGGCTGGTGCTGGGTGGCACTAAGTCTAAGCCACAGTCTTTGATCTTTTCTAAGTCTGGATCATTCTTTGATTTCGACATTGACGATGGTGATGATGACGAAGCTATCTTTGTGACCATCTCCTCTCGCAAGCTAAACGATATTGTGGATGTATTCCCCGGACGTAACTTACAGGTGTTCACCTCTGGCGCTGAGTTCGCAGTTACTAGCAAGCCTGTTACCCCATCAAGTGCTTCTGTGGCACCACAAACATCCAATGGTGCTTCTAACATAGAGGTCCAAGAGGTAGACGGATCTACAATCTTTGTGGACCGTAATGGTAAGTCACTAAGGGACTTTGTATTTTCATTCAATGAGGATGCGTATGTCACACAGGACTTGTCTGTTCTCGCCTCTCACTTGATTGCTCAGCCTATAGATATGGCTTTGCTGACCGGCACACAAAGTGATGATGCCAATTGGCTATTCTTTGTGAATGCCGATGGTAACGGCACAATCCTAAACACTCTCCGTGCTCAAGACATTACTGGGTTCACAAGATGGGAGAATGATGGTGACATTAAGGGTGTGTGCGTTGTAGATGAGGACTTGTACCTAATCACAGAAAGAACAATAAACAGCGCTGTAGTTAAATTCCTAGAGCGTTGGGACTTCACATACAAGATGGATGCCTCCACGAAGTTTACCCCTACAGCTTCACAAACTGTTCTTACGGGGCTAGATAACTTAGAGGGACAAACGGTCCAGATAGTCGCAGACGCGGTTGTATTGCAGCCTAGAGCGGTTTCTAGCGGGTCTATAACCCTAGAAGCCACAGAGACAGGCTATACGAACGTGGAAGTAGGGCTAAACTTTGCTATTGAACTAAAGCCAATGCCTATTAATACAAATATTGGTAGCGGTCAGAACCAGATGAGACTCAAGCGCATTGTAAGAATCAATGCCCGTGTTTATGAAACGTCTGGTGTTTACGTCAATGGCAATGCTGTGCCCATTAGAGCTTTTGGTCCTGCACCAGATACCCCATTAGATAACCCACCAGACCAACTGACGGGTATCATTGAGGACATATACGATATAAACGGATGGACTAGGGAGGAGATGCCGTTGTTTACGGTGCCAGATCCTACGCCATGCCATATACAAATGATTGAATACGAAGTGGAGAGCAGCTAGTGCCAGTACCAGTTTTAGCAATTTTAGCGGGGCTTGTTGCGGCCAGCGGTGCTGTTTCTGCAAGAGGCAGTTACGTTAGCGGCAAGGTCCAGCAGCAAGAATTAGAGCGACAGGCAGAGCAGGAGCGTATTGCGGCAGAAGGCCGTGAGTTACAACGCCGTGAAGAATTAAACGACGCACTGGCTGCAAGACAGATGGCCTTGGCTACTAGTGGACTTGCTGGTGAGGGTACGCCTCAAAGCATTGCTCTCTCCGCTGCTGAAAAGATTGGTATGGGTGAAGGCTTAGAGTCTTTGACAACTAACCTAAAGACTGCACAGATGCGTAGACAGGCTGCAAATGCTAGAAAAACTGGCAAGCTACAGGCTGCCTCCACATTGCTCAGTACAGCTACACAGGTGGCTATGCTGCGTGGTGGCGGTGAGAAACCAGATGCTGAAAGCGGTGGCGGCGGTGGTGGAGGTACTACTTAGTGTCTAAAGAAATAAAGTATTACGGACAGCTACGCCCTACTGGAGTAGATAACTCTGCTGCCAGAAGGTTTGAGGCGTTAGCCGGTCTTGCCGACCAAGTACGCAACACTGCCTTTGAGTTTGGTACAAAGAGAGCGCAAGAGAAAGGTCAAGAAGAAGGCGCAGCCGCTGGACAAAAGGCTGCTAAAAGCCAAGACACTGCAAGAAAAAAAGAAAAAAAACTTGAAAGCGACTTTGCTAAGATAGAAACGCCCACAGAAGAGCAGTTAGTTGAGTTTGAAAAAAACAAAGAAGCTTTAGTTGGTAGCGCCCCTGCCCCAAAGAAAAGGGATGGCTTCCTGTCTGCGTTGTCTATACAGGACCAAGCTTATAACAGGGCGATGGAAGGTTCTTATTTAGCGTCTATGCAGATAGATGTGCAAAACAACATTAATAGGATTGCAGCAGAGAACCCAAATAATTCTCAAGCATTCCTTTCTGCCGTTGATGCATCAGTAAAGCCGTCTCTAGAGGCAATCACAGACCCAACAACTAGGGCCAAAGCAGCGCAAGTAATAGATGTAGTGAGCTCTCAGCAATTGAGGCAAATTGACAAAAACGTAATCACCAGACAAAGAAACGAAGCTGACGAAGTTTTAGTTCAATCAATAACTCAAGCTAATGATTTGTTAGTTAACTCTGCTAAAGACAATAACGCTTTAGGCGTTGTTACCGCTACCCAAATGATAACTGAGCAGCTAGGGAACAGGTTAGATCTGGGCACTATTTCACAAACGCAGCGTGATGAAGGTGTCAGGAAGGTTGGTATAATTGCACAATCATCAGCATATCAAGGTGAGATACGCGGGATGTCTAATAAGGGGCAATGGATTCAAGGATATAATCTCATTGACGAGTTAGCATCTAAAGAGCTGAAAGGCTACACCCCTCAAGAGCAGGGCGCATTGATCACTCAATTAAGAAGCGATTTGAACGAGAGAGCTGTACTTGAGGATAGAGTTGAAGCAGAGCAAGCCAGCAATTTGGCTGACGCTCGGTTGGTTAAAACTCAAGAGTTATTTAACGGCATTATGGATAACGATATTAGTGGCGCAGACATTCAATCTGCGGTAAGAATTCCCGGCATAGGCGGTATATCTATCGCGCAATACAATCAACTTAACACCTTGTTGAAGAGCAGGGGTGACGCTACTGATAATTCTAGTGTCGTTATTGCCATTACTGACCTTATACGAACCGATCCCGCAGCGGCTCAACAGTTAATCATAGACAACATGGGAAAAAACCTTTCCCGCGCAACGGTAAAGTCTTTATACACTACAGCTACCTCTAACCTAGTTAGTGATAGTCCTTTGAATACAGGTGAAGCAAAGCGTTATGCTAAATACCTAGAAGACATGATTGCGCCAGTTAGTGGTTATCAAATGCCCGGAGCAGACGAAGACTCTCAAAGGTACGCGCAAGTTAAGGTTGCTTATGATGCAAGGGTATCCGCTGGAGAAAAGCCTGCCGTTGTTGCAAAAAGCTTAGTGGATATTTCAGTAATGATGGAAACGGACAAGGATCTAGACTTTCAACTAGAATTGGCTGACAGAAATTATGAACAAATAGAAAATCCCACCACCCAAGATAACACTTCATATGAAGAAGAAGTTAATAGGCTACTAGCTAAGAAGGCTAGGTTAACGGCTCTAAGAGGGTTCGAGGCTGATCTAAAGCTTGAGCTAGAAGGCAACCCTGAAGCATTTAAACAAGGCACATAGAAGATGGCTAAGTTACCCGTATCACAATTCATTAAGTCAGCCGAAGAAACTGCAAAAGATGCTGCAAAACAAGCCAAGATAAAAGCGTATCACGGCTCCCCGCATGACTTTGATGAGTTCAGCACTGATGCTATTGGTACTGGTGAGGGTGCCCAAGCGTATGGTGACGGACTGTACTTCGCCCAGAGGGAGGGAACAGCGCGAAACTATAGGGATCAGCTTGCCACTAGAATTGATTATGACGGAAAACCTTTACTGGAAAGAAACAAGCAAGTAGGCACAACTGGAGATGAGGACTTAGATGAATCGCTTATTGCCGATGCAGGTGATGTTAATAAGTCAATTAAGTATTGGGAAAGAGATTTAACAAGCGACAGCCCATATTTGAGAGAGTTTGCGCAAACTCAAATTAGAAAACTTAACGAAGCACAAGACAAAGTTACAACAAGTAACGAGGGCAAGATGTATGAGGTGGAAATTGATGCCTCCCCAGAGGACTTAATTGATTGGAATAAACCTCTAAGTGAACAGTCTGAAAAGATAAAAAAACTATTCCCGCCAGAAAACTACCCAGAAACTTTTGATGGTCAAGCACTGTACAATCGAATTGCAGGTACTGCCGGTGTTGGTAGCGGAAAGCGTGTTGTAGGTGGAACGACAGAGGGAGCGAGAGCCGCGTCCGCTAAACTTAACGAAATGGGTATTAAAGGAATCCAGTATGCCGACGCTTTAACAAGATCTTCTCCCGGTCAAAAGACAAAAAACTACGTTGTCTTTGATGACAACTTAATCACCATATCCAAGAAGTACGGCATTCCCATAGGGATACTTGGCGGTATGGCTAAAGGATTAGTGGGCGGCTCTATTTTAGTTGGCGGCATGTCTGCGGCTGAAGATGCAAATGCTGGCGTTTTGACTGCGGCCCTCCCTCCCGTACTGCGTAAAAACCTAACTAAGTTGGTTCAAGGCGAAGACCTAACCAAGGCGGAAGAGCGTGCGGTCCGTAAGTACATTAAGAACGTTGAGACAACTGATGACCCTTGGGGTGCGCGTGAACGTATGCGTATGTCCGGGATGGAAACGGAAGATGTGCCGGTATTACAGCGTCCTTTGGTAGATCCGCAGGAAATGGTCGGTTCTATTTTGATTCCAGTTATGGGCGATCCAAGTATTGCAGGTTCCGTTGTAAGGGCATCTAAAGGTGTAGAGGGGGTTCCATTAGACGCGGATGTCCAGTTATTCGGCGGCCCCAATTACGGCTTAGAGAGCATGTACAGACAGCAGCCCGCTGCATGGGCGTCCATGTACAAAGCAGCTTCAACTAAGCAGGAGCATTTTTTAAGGGGCCTTCAAGAAAACCCTGACGCGGATGTGTATGGCGTTTACACAATGATGGGTCAGGAATCGTTAAAGTTTAATACTTACACTTCCGAATTGGCATTACGGCAACTTCCTGCTTTAAAACTAAAAGCTAGTGACGTTGACGAGTTCAATACACAGCTAAGAAAGACGGTCCCTGATTTTGCTGGGCTTGAAAATCCAGAAGCAATGATGCAGATCATGGGAATAATTCGTGCATCAAAGGCAAACGGTGAGGTGCTTAGTGCTGGAGACTTCCGCAAGGCACTTATTACTTTGATGCAGAAGAAGAAGTATACCAATAAGGGCTTCCCCGTTATTGAGGATATTGAAAGAATACAGACTGAGCCAGATCTAAGGGGCTTAGAGCTTGGGGCTAGTGGATTTAGTATTTTTAAAACCATACCCGAAGCAGATTTAATACAAAATTCTCGCGCAGAGGCGTATGACACAGGGATTGCAGGCCATTACTTTGGCGGCATGCAGAACAGCGTCCCTGCTTCCATGATGTTCCCGCGTTTGTGGGCGCGAACCGCTGCGGCTGTTGACAAGAACGGTGACAGCCTAAGTTTTTCTTCGCAAGTAGGGCAGTTAAGGGGTAAGACTCAAGATAGTTGGTACGAGGTTGCCGATCAACAATGGGCTGACACACTCAGCAAGCACCTTGAAGTTGAAAATATCAGAGTCCAAAAGATTGCCAAAGGCACGATTGCTGCCGGTACTGTGATCGCCTCCCCATTTACTTTTGCTGAAGATAACAATGATGCTGCATATTTAAATGTGCGCCAGCAAGCAGATCTTACTCCGGGCCAGATCCGTAGGCAGCAGATAGAGGCAAGAAAAGCAGAAGAGGGAGCGAGCAAAAAATCTGGAACGCCAGAATCACAAGCTAATCTTGGGTTTATTTATGACCCTAAGATTAGGTCAATGCGTCCTCGCAC